GAGTATATCTTCTGAGACTGTAGAGGCAGGGCTGCTTGTTGTTGAGCCGTCGACAGTCGTGCCGTCTCTCAGGTTCTTGTGCATGACCTTGAGGGCCTCAATGTAATCTTCGACCCATTTCGTCCAGATCTCTTCTCCTGCATACATACTGGGTTGATCAGACATAAAGATGTCCATCTCTTTCTCTGAGATGGCACCTTTGGTTTGTGCGATGTTGGCGAGGACGCGGTCAACTTTCATGCTTTGTATTTTTAGACGTATGTTCTCCCGCTGATCTCCTGTCAGTTGGTCCCAACCTCTTAGGAAGAAAGACCCCCAACCAACAACACCATCGCGTCTCTTAAACCCATCAAGAACACCCTGAGCATTTTGCAGAGACAGCAGCGCCTTTGCAGCGCCCTCCTCATCTTTACTGCCTTTATCCTTACCAGAAGACTTAGCCATACGAGCAGCCAGAGCGTCCTTGCGGCGCTGCTCCTCGTTGGCTGCAGCGACCTGAGCGTTGTACTCTTCCATCTCACGCGCACGGTTGTAGTCCATGATGTTGCCGTAGGAATCTGTCATGGCACCCATAGACGCAAGACCACCCTGTGATGCTGCAGCGTCTCCTGCGCCTGCCATGCGGATCATGGCTTCTCCTAAGCCAATCCGCTGGGTTGGCACTTGCAGCGCTGGTTGGCGCATTGAGCCTCTGGCGTTGCCTGTGGCTCCTGCCAAGGCTGGCTGGTTAGTGGGCTGCTGCTGAGGTTGCTGCTGAGGTTGCTGTTGAGGTGCTAAGGCTGGAGCCATAGGGGCACCCATGCTCATTGGTGTCGAAGCGACATAACGATTGAAGTTTGTCGAGTAGGGCATCGGATACAGGTTGTTCAGAGTATCTGCTGGGTTCAATATGTTTGCCATCTCTAGTTACCCCCAACTGCTGCCGCCAAAGAGACTACCGGGTTGTCCTATCGTCATCGTAGGAAGCTGGTCGCCGTACTGATTCATCAAACCAAAGCCACGCATCGCTCCTGTCATGGCTCCCATACCGGGACTAAACATGTTTGGCTGCACTTGGTAACTTGGTGTTGGTGCCTTGCCTAACATGCCACTCATGTAGTCCTTGTACATGTTGTACCCGAAGTCGCGGTTGCCCTCGAAACGTGCTCTTGCGTCATTCAGACGGTTCTGCTCTTCGCCTTGCAAGAAGCGACCTGCGTCCATGCCGAAGCCTGCCCCGGTCGACATTGTGTTCAAGGCGTTGTTGTAGGTGTTCGCAAGTTGTGCGTTGGCGTCCATAGATCTTCCGAATGCGGCAGCGTCAGCGTTCATCTTACGGTCAATCAGGTTGTTTCTGACGGTCTCTCCGGTTGCCTCTGAGCGTCTCGCTAGATCACTCAGAAGAGCAGCGTCAGCAATACCGGCGCGGCTGCTGTTTACGTTGCCTGTGCTTGAGGACGACACGTTGTTGCCCTGCATGGCAAGCTGGGTGTTGCGGCGAGCGTCACTCATCAGGGCGTCTGTCAGAGAGCCTGCGTTCTCGTTGGCGTAGTCGATAGCTCCGCTGAGGCTGTCTTGCTGGGAGCGATCATAGAGGTCGCGGTAGTTTTGACCGAAGCCGCTGCCCAAGTTGAACATGTCGAAACCAGACGACATAACACCGGGCGCAAAGCCACCCATGGTGTTGGCTGCTGCTGATGCGTAAGGGCTTGTGCCAGCTAAGGTTTGACCTTGGTAGAAACCTGTATTGAGGACATCGTTGAAGGCACCTTGACCACCACTTAGGGCAGAGTCGACATAAGGCTTGTACTGATTGAAGCCTGCCATGTTGGCTGCGTTGGCCTTATCCATAGCCTTGCGGTCTTCTTGGGCGCGTTTGTTGCCCATGATGCCGCCTATTACGGCACCTGCTATTTGACCCCACATAGGTTTCTATCCTTGTTCTTTTGCTTTGTTTTTGATTAGGTTTCGAGCTTCTTCAGAGAGACGCACCTCGACACAAACATTGCGTTGTCTGTTGGTTTTGTTCGGTTCAAGAGATCCGCATTGACTTGACTGAATGTCCTGCAGTCTTCGTAGTTCCGAAACATCTCTGGATGCACGATAATGTTGTAGTTGGTACCAATCCATAACACTACCACATACACGAAACCCTCCAGCATCTTCAGACATCCACCCACGCCGTACCGTTGTAGACGACAAGACCCTCAGAGGCATCGCCAAGGGGGTCCCACGGGGACACGTTGAAACGCAACATGCCCTTGCGTGGGCTGTCTGGGGGGTTATCTGCAACCTGCACACTGCTGCTCACTAGCGTAGAGATAGAGCGCTCAAGTTGCTGGAGTTCTTCTTGGATGTACCTCTTCAAGTCATCTTCTAAAGATGGCATCGGGCGTCTCGCGTAGGGGTACGCAAGTACGTTGGTTTTATCCGATAGTGCCATCTTGAGGGTTCCTACATTTTAGTGCCTAAGGTTCTTAGGTTCTAATCAAAAGTGCTATCGACGCCCTGTGACGACGACATCAACGTCCATTCCAGAGAACTTAAAGTCCTTATTGGACGTGTCGTCTGTAAGCTTGTAGCTGAGGTATCTGCCTGATGCGCGTGTGTCGACCTTGTGGTCCGTCGACATGTCGTAGGTCACTGCAGTGCCATAGCTTGGGATACCAGAGGGCAAGTCAGCAGATCCAAAGGTGAACGTGACTTCACTGTCAGAGTCACTGGTGGTGATCTGAGGGTAAAACGCTTTGAGGACCTTGTAGCCGCTCAGGGGGCTACCGGCTTCCTGATCGAGGTCTATGCCGACACGCTCTAGGAATATGCTCTGGGTCGCTGAGGTGTCTATGGGGGCCTGTATAGCACCCACGGTGGCACCATCCATGGCAAGAAGCTTGTCGCTGCTCAGAGAGCCGCTCAGGGACTTACTGAAGAACACGTTGTGACGCGCATAGTTACTCTCTTGGTCATGATAAGAGCCGCCGGTGGAAGCATATGTGGTCGTGGCAGTGGCGTAAGTGGCTACAGTGTTGACGTTGGCTGTAGTGCCAGAGACGACATTGGGGAGATCGACAAAGGACCATGTGTTTGCGCGGTAGTTGAATACGGCTGCACGGTTGCAGTGGCTGGCGTCTGGCATGGTGACCATGTCGTCGCCGGTGTGGTAGCAGAAGTAGATCTCTTCGAGGAGCGCATTGTGATGCACAAAGCAGGCTTCGGTTTTGGAACTATCGAGGCCACTGAAGATGTAATCACGGACGCGCTGGTCACTTATGGATTGGCGGGTGTTGCCATCGTGGACGTAGATGTCGTCGTTGTCGAATACGTAGTGGCGACCCTCAACTTCAACGACACAATTCTGATTGATGACCCCGCAATCATCAAACAGCTTTCTGAAGTTAAAGATGAAGGTGCCACCTACGAACTCCATGTTGTACACTTGGTCACTGGAGTAAATCACGAAGTTGGTGCCTAAAGTCTCGCCGTCGACGATAGGGGTATTCATCTGCACCAAGTCGTTGAACCCAGCGCTCTTCGTGGCGTCCGTGGCGTCCCAACTAGAGGGAACACTGTTGGCAAGCGCTATGTCACTGAAGCGCACACGGTTGGGGTACTCGGTGCCACTCTCGGTCATATTAAGGGCGACAAGAAAGTCTCCGTAGCTGCGCAGAGAGTTGCACCGGTGGTTGGCATCCCAGTTCGTCAGGTTGGCGAAGGTGGTGCCGCCGGGGGCTAGGAAGACAGGCACACGGTCAGGGCGGTTGATGTACTGGACGTCTGCTAGGGTAGTTGTCGTGAACGGTATTGCAGAGGCGCTGGTAGCAAAGTCGACATTGGACGTGAGGGTGCCGTTGGAAAACGTGTAGACGTGGTACAGGTCAGTGACGACAGTCAGCGTGTCGTAGCCTGCAGAGCCGCCGAAGACGCCTGTGATGTGCGCTGGGTTGCCGTCGAGCGTGAGAGCGCCTGAGATGTCTCGGAAGATGGGCGAACGCTCCACGTTGCCTTCTTGAGTGAAACGGACGTTCTTGGCGCGTGTGAAGCCGTTGAACGGCAGGTTAAACGGGTCGAGGTCAGTGAGTACACCTGCGCTCCCTAGTTGGCGTACTGGAATTATAGACATGACCTGAGGTGTACCCCTAAGTTAAGTCTTCATGATGTAGCACAGGGCGTAGTACGGGGGTCTGTTCTCGTGACTGTTGCCGCCGCCAGTGTTGCCAATGCTTGTGGAGGTCGACACAGAGATGCCTGTGGTGGCGGTGCTAGTTGTGCCTGTAGCATCGTTACCATAACGCGTTGAGGAACCATCGCCGCCCGATGGGTTAATTATACGATAAGTGTGAGAGTGACCGGGGTCAGTCACAGTCGACGTCGATGTTGCCGTGTGACTATGAGACGGCATTTGGTCAGACGTCAAAGTAACACTGTCGGCACCGCCGGTGGCCCCTACGGCGTAGGTGCTACCAGCGCCAACGACAAAACGATTGCGGAGATCAGGGGTACTGTTGGTACCATCGCACAACACAAAGCCCGTGGGGATGGCGTTGGTGGCACCAGACCACAGGATGATGGCTCCAGAGGGCATCAGGTTCGTAAGCTGCGTCTGAATGGCTGAGGTGACACCGTTGAGGTACTGGAACTCGGCTGCAGTTACACCGGCGGCTGAAGCACCAGAGACGATGTTTAAGTCGTCTTCGGTGGACGTGACGGCACCGTCGATACTCGGAAAGGTACTCTTAATGGTGCTTTTGATGAGGCGAAGGTGGTCGTCGGCCTGAGAGAGACCATCAGTCGACACAGGGTTACTTGCGTTCAGACTATTGATGTACGTTCCGGTTTCTAGGGCCATCTTGGGGGTTTCCTGAGTGTTTTCTTAGGGCGGCTCTCTGCTTTCAAAGGCCTGACTACAACAACAACAACGGCTGGGTTTAGTCGGACTTTTGAAATCGATTGATTGATTTGGGTATCTGGGGGTCAAAAGTGACGATATGGGACCCGCAAAAGAAATCATTGGTTATAAGTCATTGATTTCATTGGATATCGTAGGCAACGGATGTGATATCCGTTGACCCCCACTGGGTATCTGTGGCATCACTCGAAGACATTAGATTTCATTGTGTGATTTTTATAGGTGCCATTAGCTTTTTCTTAATAATGAATAGGGATTATTAATAAAAACTTAAAGAAACACCATCGCCAAAACGACAAACCTCTTACGCCTTCCAGTAGACCTCGGTCACCCTCATGCATGAACGACAATAACAATTTAGATTGAAACACTTTACTAGTTATCTTTAGTCAACCAAAGCCAACCTAATCTCAAGTAACTTAAGATCTCATCAGCCTCTGTCTTAAGAACGACACGACCAGCATAATCCTACCACCGTCGTGGTAGTTGTACTAAACCAATGCAAACAGCAGACAGACCACAGATCCGCAGATCACCACAGACGACCGACAGTCACTCAACAGCTTAATCAATGGACCAAGTGTGTTATGACTGTCGGCAATCGGGAGATATACTTAAGAGCACCAGAGCCTTATCGTGAGTGATACTCTCTATAAAGGTGTAACAGTTAGAAATTAGGATAGTTACAATACTTAAGTAATACTTTAGTTACACTCTAGTATCATTATATCCGATGACCTTTTAAGAGCTTACGAAAACATATAGATACTGTAGAAGCCTCTGTGCGACATCGCTTAAGAGGCTAGAGAGACAACCAGTGCAGTCACCGCGTGTTATCTAAGGTCGACGGCTGGTTGTCCCTTGCTTCCTCATTCGCAGCTACGTTGGCCTGTCGACGGATCGAAGTAGCAGGCTTCAGCAGCAGCTTCAGAATCATCTAGTGGTACACTTTTGCTATCATCTTGAGAAACTTCATTCAATACACCGTAGCGTTTGCCTGCTGCTCTGAAGGTCGTGATGCCTTTGCAGCCGTCAACCCAAGCATCATAGTATAGCCGCTTGAAGTCATCGTAAGAGACGTCAGAGCCTACGTTGCAGGTCTTGCTGACTGCACTGTCGACATACTTCTGGACCAGCGCTAGGACCTTCCTGTGTTGCTCTGCGGTGATACTGTTGGCAGTTCTCCCGGCACATCCTCTGGCATACGAATAGTCCTCGACACGTTCTGTCACCTGTCCTTCCTCTAGGTGCATCGTCCTGTCATAGAAGAGATTGAAGGGTGGCTCGATGCCGCTGCTGATGTTGTCTGCCATCAGGCTGATGGTGCCTGTGGGAGCGACAGAGATCAGGTGGCTGTTGCGGATGCCACCGCAGTCTCTGATTCGACCCTTGACATCCATTGGTAGACTGAAGGCAAAGCTTCCTGCACCACCAAGGTACAGCTTCTCGTCGTACAGCGGGAAGGGGCCTTTAGCGCTCGCCAGATCTGCTGAGGCTAAATATGCGGTGTCTCTCAGGACCTGCATCAGGCGCTCTGTGAAGAACATGAAGTTTTCACTGGCGTATGGATACCCTAGCATCTCTGCTGCATTAGCCAAGCCGGTGATGCCTAGGCCCATCCTGCGCTTGTCTTTGGCTTCAATCTCTTGCTCAGGCAGCGGGTAGATCGTGCGGTCAATCACGTTGTCCATCATGCCGACAACATTGTAGATGTCGTCCTTGAAGAGGTCCCAGTTAAAGTTGTTGCTTCCGGTCTCTTCCATAGCATCATAAGTGTGCGTGAGGTACTTAGTCAGATTGAAGGAACCCAATAGACAAGCACCGAAGGGTGGCAGTGGTTGTTCACCGCACGGGTTCGTCGCGGCTATATCCTCGCAATACCATAGATTGTTTTTACGGTTGATCTGGTCGATGAACAGAACGCCGGGTTCAGCCCAATCCCAAGTACTGCGCATAATCTCATCCCAGAGTGCTCTTGGATCTATTGTCTTGTAAACACGGCCCTCAAACTTGAGGTCAAACAGTTCGCCGTCCGTCAGAGCATACATGAACTCATCAGTCACACCGACAGAGATGTTGAAGCCTGTCAGCTTGTCGCTGTTGTGCTTCGCTCTGATGAACTCTTCGATGTCAGGATGATCGATGCGTAGAACACCCATCTGAGCGCCTCTACGGTGACCACTGCTGCTGATGGTTTGACACACTGCATCATAGATCCCCATGAAGCTCACAGGTCCACTGGAGCGGCTGTCCAGTGACTTAATGAGGTCCTGTCGTGGTCTGATGTTGCTGAAGTCATACCCTATGCCACCGCCGCGTCTCATGGTCTCTGCAGCCTGTGTCGCACGATGCATGATGCTGGTCATGCTGTCGTCGATAGTACCCGACACAAAGCAGTTGTATGCGGTGGTCTGTCTGGCAGCGCCTATAGCGTTCTGGACGCGCCCTGCAGGCAGGAAGCGCATGTTCAGCAGAATGTTCTGCAGTGCCTCTTCGTGATTGTCGTCATCCGCAAGCGTCTTGGCAATGCGGAAGCATTTATCAGCAAAGCTCTCGTTCTTTTGACAATACTTCTCGCGGTCAATCTGTTGGCTGATGGGTAATGATGGGCCGTAGTCGTCAGGATTAAAGTTGGGTCGATTATACGTCATCTTGGGGCTTTCGTCCTTCTATTTGGTTAATGCGGAATTGTGCGTATCTGATGATCTTGTGGAGATCGTCGATTTCGTTGCCCTTGAAGCCTGCACGGCTGGCATACTTGATTATGTTGCCGCGCCAGAACTCCATGTCGTTCAGCATGATGAACTCAATGGGTTCGACAGGAAGCTCGTTATAATGTGCAGGATCTGAAGGATGGTCTATTGACATCTATGCCCCCTTTATCTCGGTCTTCGTTGTATAGTTCGATCCGCACTCCACTGCCCCAGAGACGCATCTCATGTTCGAGCAGGCGTATGCCTAGGGCGTACTCCTCAACGGGTGTAGGGTGTGGGTTGCGGAAGCTTGCTATCAGGTTCCAAGGCAGCTTGTGCTTGCCGTTGTTCCAGAAAGCTTTCGTGAAATACTCCGGTCCATACTTCTTCTGACCGAAGGTGGCTGCATGTCTTCCCTTAAGCATCTCATGCTGGCTCCCAGAGCTTTATGGTTCTGTTGGATGCATCCCAGTTGTTGCGCCTCAGTATTCTGGCGCATCGAGCTTGAGTTATTGCTTGGCTCTCTGTCATGCCTGCCTTTTGATAAGCACCGACAACAGCAGCCCAGCTTGGGCGTGGTCCTAAGATCTTCTCGGCGGTTTTGATGCCGACATTAGGACAGCCCTTGTAACCGTCTGTGATGTCGCCGGTCAGCGTCTGCAGCAGGAAGTTTCTGTCGGCTTCCTCTTCAGTGATCGTGAGCATCTCAGCGCTCATGGGCCGGTAGAGTGTGCAAGGGACAGTCTTCATGTCTTTGTCATCTGATACGATAATGGTTTCAATGCTCTTGTCGGTCCCAAGGATGCCCATGACATCGTCGGCTTCTAGCAGCGGCTCACAAGAGAACTTGTAGGTTTCCTTGGCCCACTCGACGAGAGCTTTGTAGCCAACCGGCTTTCGGGTCTTCCGACGACCACTCTTGTAAGGCACATAAAGCTCATGTCGGAAGTTGTCCCGGTCAGACAAACAGACGATCAGGTTGTCGGTCTGCAGGAAGTCCCTAAGTTCATCGACAAGGGTCTTAAAGACTTCCTTGGCGTCCTTGAGATCAGTCGACAGAGACCAGATGTCGTCTCCCCAATCAATCTCTTGCTCTGCAGCAGCCGCCGCTCTGTAGAGGTACAGGTCACCGTCAAGTAATATTATCGGGGCCTGAGGTGTCGTCGTGCCGCTCGATGAGGCTTTTGATGTATTCATCTAGCTCGCCTTTCATTATGAGGCCCTTCTCTGTGATGAGCCAAGTTGTGCCAAAGACGTCATCGTCTATAGCTGTTGTGATCATTCCCTCGCAGGCTAAGATGGCGACATAGAAAGCAGCCATTCTGGCGAAGTCGCTCTTGATGCCGATAGGCTTTCTCCAGATCCGGTAGAGGACTGTCAGCATCGTCGCCATGTGCAGCGCAAAGGCTGCTTCGGCAGGGTCCTCAATGAGTGTCAGCCCATGTATTTCCGATTTGATATTCTGCGGTGATGGGGATTTTAAACTTGAAAGCCTCTCCGCTCTCTCGCGCCACTCTTGTAGTGATATCACGTCCGACATGCTCTGCGATCTCCTCTGTTCGACAAGCGATCTGGACCTCGTCGTGTATCCAACCAACGATGTAACAATCGCCATCTGGGTAGTGCTCTTGAATTGCTTGATCGATCAGCAGGACCCACTGCTTACACAGGACTGCCCCAGCGCTCTGGAGCAATTGTGAGAGCGCTTTGTGTTCACTTCTGAGGTACAGGTGTCTGCCATCCAGACCGTACAGGTAGCCCCTCTGAGAGGCTGTCTGCAGGTTTCTCTTGAGACGTGCAAAGGCTGGCACAGTGCTCTCAAAAGCCTGCTTCAGCGCTCTGCCTTTCTTAGGGCCACCACCGGCAATCTTGCCAATTAGCATGTCGCCCCCACCATAAATTAGAGAATAGATGAACGTCTTCGCCACGTCTCTCGTCGGCAGCCCGGCGGCTTTCTGGTTATACGTGTGTATGTCTCCATCGAGGACCTGAGCGGTGTACTCTGGGTCGTTCAGGAAATGTGCAAAGCATCTCAACTCCAGACCACTCAAGTCACTCCCCAGAAGCTTCCAGCCCTTTGGCACCGTGAACAACTCACGACACTCTTTACCAAACTCAAGACGTGTCGCTGGTACCTGACCAAGGTTGGGACCTCGGTGCGCTGCCCGACCGCTGATCGTGCCTTGGCTGATGATAGAGTGCCTGATGCGTCCATCGCTGTTGACGACCTTCATCCATGCCTGTGGACCCTCAGCCAGTTGGCCTATGCGTTTCTGCAGCAGAAAGAACCGTGCAAGCTTCTGAGCTTCGGGGTATTCAAGTTTGCCTAAGGTGGTCTCGTCGATCTGCGCCTTGCCGCTGGGGGTTAGGGTCTCTGGTTCCCAGCCGTACTTCTGACGCAGGCAGTGCTCGATGTGTGGTCGGCTGTTTGGGTTAAAGACGACCTCACGCTTCTTGATAAACACTTCGCCCTTCTTGTAGCCAAGCGTTTTGTTATCACGCGCTGGGACAAAGGGTTCCTCGACAGTCCACGGCGGGAACAGGTCGTATAGCTGTTCGTTTAACTCATGACGCTCTTTTGACAGCACGGCGTAAAGCTTTTCAGCCTTACACATGTCAAAGGTCCAACCGTTATTACCAATGTAATAACAGACCTCAGCCATCTTGTGCTCAAGCTCAATGCACCGGTCGTCAACCTTCTCTTGCATCAGGTACTTGTAGATCGTCGCGGTGACTGCAGTGTCTTGGACGCAGTAGTCCAGCATCTCTTGACTGAAGGTCTCCCAGCCGCCCTCGTAGTCACCTTTGTGACAGTTGAGGCGCAGGCCCCACGCTTTAAGACTGTGGGACCCCCAGAGGCGCTTTGGTAAGACGTCTCTGATCGATGGCACTGAAGCATCAAACTCAATGATGTGTGGCTTAATGAGTTGCGACAAGATCATTGTGTCGGTGACCTTCGGCCCAGCGCCGCCCTCGAACCAAGGGTGCAGCTTGGCGATCACCTTGCTGTCGTAACCGATCCAGTTGTGACCTACGACCTCTTCAGCAGCATAGAGGATCTTCAGTCCTTCTTTGATGTTCTCAGATGTAAACGTCTGCACCTCGTCGGTGTCTAAGTCTCGCAGGACGAGACAGTGAATTGTAGAGACGTCAGGCAGCAAGCCATTGGTCTCTATGTCGGCAATGTACCGAACCATAGCGCTCTCCTAAGATGTGGATGTTTTC